CAGAATCTGCTTTGATGTTGAGAACGAAGGAATCAGTATATGTCCTCTTGTTGGCTTCGTAGGCAATGCTTATGGTAATCGGTTTTGGATCTTCAAATATTTCGCGTTGGTTTACATTACAAACGAAGGATTGATTTGGAGCAATGAAAGTATCTTTGATGTGTTCAAAAGGAATGTATTTTGGGCTGTAGGAGCACTTAGCTAAATCAAAATCGCAGGAAAAACTGGTAATGTGAGCCCCTGTTTGACCAAAATTTTTGATGACCAGATAGTACATAGGAGATTGAAAGTCGGTTGCAGCGGTGTAAACAACTATGTATGGACGAGTTGATTCTTCAACCATTTGATGGTTTTGACGCAAGGTGACAACAGATATTATGACTGCGATTGTGCTGATGATTGTTGACAAAAGTATTCCGAGCAACTGAATTATATCGGACGGGCTGAGTGAACTAAGCAGGCCGGTGAACATAGTGTCGGAAGCGGATGCAAGTTGTGTGAGAAACATAAAAACCTCCGTAGTATGAATTTGATAAAGAAATTGTATCACGGAATATGCAGGAAAAGCAACGAGGGAGGTGTAAGAAGATGGTAAGAGCATACGAACCATTGTACACAGTAAAAGAAGCTGCGAAACTTCTGCGGGTTAATCCGCAGGCGGTATACCGGCTGATTAACGGAAAACAGCTTGTGGCTCTGCGCCTTGGACTGATCAAGATCCGGGGCAGTGACCTGGAGCGCTTTATTGAGCAGTATCCGGCATACGAGCCAGAGGAGGGAGGTGATCAGAGTGGCGAAGCTTAACTTTATCCAGTCCCAGCACCCGCGGATGCTGAGCTACGTGGAGTGCCGGAGTGATCCGGTGTTTTATCTGGTCGAGAGTGTACCGGAACCAGAACCGGAACTTGATCTGGATGATCTGGCGGGCAAGGTGATGTTTGGCATCTGTGCGATGTTTGCGGGATGCGTAGCCAGCGCGTTACTGGCAGGAATGTGAAAGGAGATGATGAGGTGACGCTGGAGCAGTTTGTAAAGCCGATTGATGGGCATGCAACTTTCTCTATTTACAAGGACGGTCAGCCGTTTCTGTCTGAGGGAAGTTTTGATTATGCCGTGCTGCCGGATGAGGATTGGGAAGAAACTAAGGCACAATGGCGGCGCAGAGAGCCGACTTGTATGTCACAGACCGAATGGTGGCCGGAAGTAAAGGACTTGGAAGTAACATGCTGGAATGTTGCAGGATTTGGTTATGGCGATGCACTGACGATTGTCTTTCTAAAGTCGGCAGAAAAAGAAGAAACCCCAGAAGCGGCAACTTCCGGGGAATCGGGTAAATAAAAAATCAATTTACAGTCTCATTATAGGTGAGGCGCGGAGGGAAATCAAGATGAAACTTTATGAGTTAACAGAGCAGTTTTTAGCGCTGCAGGAACTTGTTTACGATCCGGAAGTGGACGATCAGACCCTTCAGGATACCATGGACGGTCTCTGGGGCGAGATTGAGGAGAAGGCCGACGGCTATGCCAAGATTATTACCGGCATGAAAGCCGATATCGAGGCGCTGAAAGCAGAAGAAAATCGTCTGGCTGCCAGAAGAAAGGCTTTGGAGAACCGCCAGCAGGCATTAAAGAACAATCTGGAGGCCAATATGCGTGAGATGGGCAAGACCAAGTTTAAGACGGCCCTGTTCAGCTTTAACATTCAGAAGAACGGAGGACTGCAGCCGCTGGTTATTGATGGCCTTCTGGAAGATATTCCGGGAAGATTCCTGATCCCGCAGCCACCGGTTCCGAACAACGAAGCCATCCGGAAACTTCTGGATGAGAAACAGGTTGACTGGGCACATCTGGAGCCGCGGGGCGAAAGCCTGCGGATTCGCTGATGGACCGGGAGGGAATTGGACCGTTTCGCATGCAGCTGCTCATGGAAGTAGCTGCGAAAGCGGTCAAGATCATGACAACAGGTGTATGGCATCTGTCATTCGATGAAATGGATGTAGTGCTGGATTACATCCGGTGCGGCATTGATGCCTACAAGCGAAAGTATGAGGAGGGAAAAGACGATGTTTCTGAAAATCAGTGAATTCAAGAAGGCCATGAAGTCAGCACTGAAGACAACTGGCGGCTTATACGTCGGGAATTTGGATGACCACTATCTGGTTTACACCAGCTTCTGGGGCGTCTATGTGGAAAGCACGTATGCAACTAATAAGTTCAAGGCAGCCATCATGGAGCTGATCGGCGATATGCCGGATGAAGAAACCTGCTATAAGTACTACATCGAAGACAAGAAGCTTAATATGGAGCGCGAACTTGAACCGCATGATCCATATGCGGCATGGAAAGCAGCAAAGGATTTTGCCTGCAGCGTCCCGGTGGTACTGACGAACAACTATCATGAGCTGTCCGTATATCAGCGCCATAGTGACAAGGGTTATCTGACAGCAATCAGAGAGTGGACCGATGGAATGATTTCGCCTGCAGAATTGGAGCCGATGGGGGAGCATATGCCGGGAAGACCCAGTGTATCACCTTCCGGACATACGCTCTATTTTAAAAGTGAGACGATGCTGTACTGGGTTTTCGGCATGAATGTATCGGAAAAGACACGGGACACGATATTTGCCCGCATGAAAGACCTGGATTTCTTTGAGGATGACTGGCTGAGCAAAGCAGCAGAAGATACTGACGAAACAGAATCGCTGCCATATTAAGGAGGATGTTATGGGATTACCCGTTTTGATTTATGGAAAGTCCGGCAGCGGAAAGAGCCGGAGCTTAAAGTTTTTTGACGAGCATGAGGTGGTGCTGCTTAACACAGAGCGGAAGGAATTGCCTTTCCGCAAACGTTTCCGGAAGACCGGTTCCAGCGATGATATCAACCAGATCATTGCCACGATCAACAAAAATCCGGAAAAGGTTTATGTGATTGATGATGCCGGGTATATTATGACCCATCTCTTTATGTCACAGCACCGGAACAAGAAGGGAAATGCGTCATTTGAGATGTATGACGATATCGCGGATGCTATGTATGGCCTGGTGAAGCAGATTAAGACCGATGTAACGGATCCGGACAAGATCGTGTACATCATGTTTCACGAGGATACTGATGATTTTGGCATTTCCAGACTGCGTACCATCGGTAAGCAGCTGGATCGCAAGGTGTGCCTGGAAGGCATGGTTACAATCTGCATCCGGTGCATGAGCGAGAATGGAAATCATTTCTTCCGGACCGTTACGGATGGGTCAGACATTACAAAGACCCCGGAAGATATGTTTGAATCACCCGAAATTGAAAACAACCTGAAACTGGTTGATGATACCATCCGGGATTTCTACGGATGGGAGAAATATAAGCCCAAGGAGGACAAGCAGTCATGATTAAGAAACCGGCAGGATACGATGAGGCAGCAGCTTACACAGGAGAGTTCCAGCAGCTGCCGAAAGGAAAATATGTGTGCGTCATTAAGCAGGTAACCACTCAGGAATCAAAGAACGGAAATCAGCAGTTTGTGATTCTGTATGATATCGCAAAGGGCGAGTACAAGGACTTTTACAAGAAGATGTTCGACGGCGACAAGGCCCAGAATCCGATGGGCGCAAAATGGCGCGGCGTATTCAAACAGAACATGGAGGGCAAGGGGCTTTCCTGGTTCAAGGGCATCATCACTTCGATTGAGCGTTCCAATAACTTCACCTTCCAGTGGGATGTGAGTGACAATGAGAAGCAGATGATTGGTAAGGAATTTGGTGGTATTTTCCGCCGCCGTCAGTATGAGGCATCCAATGGAAACCGCCCGTTCGTAACGGAGCTGTTCCAGATTCGCAGCGTGGCCGGCCTGGCGGAAGCGGAGGTGCCGGAAGATGAACTGTTGCAGGATCCGCCGGTGGGCCAGACTACTCCGGTGAACCATGGAACGCCGTCTGCAGTGGGTGATGGATTCGTAAATATTCCGGAGGGAGCTGGCGATGAAGGCATCCCGTTCATGTGATCCGGAGCTTTACAGCAAAGTTAAAGATGCAGTGAGTATGCAGCAGGCCGTGGAATACTGCGGCCTGCATATTTTAAACGGAAAATGCCTTTGCCCGTTCCATCACGATACCCGGCCATCCATGAAGATCTACCCAAATGGAAAAGGGTATTACTGCTTTTCCTGCGGAGCTGGCGGTGACCAGATTAAGTTTGTGGCCGGTTATTATGGCATCGGAAATTATGAGGCAGCGAAGCAGCTCGCAGCAGCGTTCCAGGTTCCAATCCAGGAGCCGACGACCTACAGGGACAAGCGGGAAGCGGATAAGAGAAACCGTTTAAAACGTGAATTGCGGGATTTTGTGTCTTATGCGAGGAAATGGCTGGTTGTGTATCGCGGACTGCTCTGTGAGGCAATCAGAGAACGTAGCGGGCATTTCTATGAGGCACTTGGCAATATCACATACGTGGAATATCTGATTGACTGTCTGGATCAGTGCCCGAAAGAATTATACGCAGACAAGAAGGCGGTGAGTGAAATTGGAAAAGTCGAACGAAGAGTTATTGACTGGTATAGCTAAGCTGGAGCGCCAGAATCCCTTTCCGGATGAAATCTTTTACCGGATCTTTGAGATTGAGGACAATGTGGAACGGCAGAAGTATATTGAGGCATTGCGGAACGAGGCCAAGATCTTAAAGCGCAGCACGGAGTTTAATAACCTGCTGAAGCAGTTCCAGCTTGACTACATCCAGCGGATGCGCCAGACCGGCAACAAAACGGCTTTTACCGATCAGCCGTTGGAACTGATCTGCGCGGAGTGGAGTGCTACCGATATGGGCGTGAAGACGATCCGTTATGATAAGAACATGCAGGCGATTCCGGTGATTGCCTGCAGTCATCCGATCATGCCGATAGAAATTTTGAAAAACGTGGATACATCGGAGGAGCGGATCACGCTGGCTTATTTTAAGTCAGCATCCTGGCAGCATATCACGGTAGACCGGTCAGTATGTGCCAATACCAACAAGATTGTAGATGTTCTGTCTCAGTATGGCATTGAGGTTACTTCTGATAATGCAAAGAGCCTGGTGCGCTATATCAGTGACTGCGTAGGATATAATCCCGTGGCGTTGGAGCCAAAGAAGTCCATTAATCGTCTGGGATGGGTCGGCGCAGCCTTTACCCCATATGAGAAAGATATCCGGTACGAGGGCGGTCTGGATTACGAGGCAATCTTTAAAAATGTGTCTGAGAAGGGCGATTTTGACGCCTGGAAGGCTCTTTGTGGTGATCTGCGGAAGAATATACCCCTGCGCATGATGATGGCTGCAAGCTTCGCTTCTGTGCTTCTGGAGCCGCTTAAGGTGCTACCGTTTGTGCTGCATTTATGGGGCACGACCGGAACCGGCAAGACCGTGGCGCTTATGGTGGCTATGTCTATCTGGGGGAATCCACGGATGGGCGGCCTGGTAAAGACCATGAACATGACCAAGAATGCCATCATGCGTAACGCGGCCTTTCTCTGCAGCATCCCTTTTGCGGGGGATGAGTTGCAGACCATCAAAGATAAATGGCAGGGAAATTTTGACCAGCTGATCTATCAGATCACGGAGGGTGTGGACCGCGGCAGAGCAAAAGCATACGGCGGCGTAGAGGATACCAAGACCTGGAAAAACAGCTTTATCTTTACCGGTGAGGAGCCAATCACGAAGGTAAACTCCGGTGGTGGATCCAAAAACCGCGTTATCGAGATTGCAATTGATGGGCCGCTGGTAGCGGACGGTCATTATGTGAGCAGCATGGTGCAGGAGAATTACGGCTTTGCTGGGAGGCAGTTTGTCGAGTACATACAGGAGACAGAATCCTGCAAAATCATGGACCGGTATCGGGAAATCTTTGAGGAGCTTTGCCGGCTGGATACAACAGATAAACAGGCTATGGCAATGGCCTGCATGTTGTTGGCAGATGAGATTGCCGTGAAGCTCTTTTTTACAGCGGAGCAGCCGCTGCAGATTGTTCAGGTGAAACAATATCTGCAGAGTACGCGTGATGTAGATATTGCAGAACGCGCGTATCAGCAGGTGTTAAACTGGGTGGCAAAGTACCAGGTCCGTTTCGAGGATCCGAAAGAAGAAAATTCGCTGAATAAGGGTGAGGTCTGGGGGAAGATTGATGACGGGAAGCTGATCGTGAACCGTGATGTACTTTTAAGCTTTCTGGATCAGAACGGCTTTGATTATACAGCTGTAAGCCGGAAATGGGCAGAAAAGGGCTATCTGGTGCGTAATTCGCAAGGGAAAATGGTACATCAGACGAAGGTATATGGAATCAAATCAAGCTATATCAAATTCAATCTGCCCGAGGATGACGATACAACGGATAAGGATGGATTTGTGCAGGTCGAAAAATATGAGCAGGAGACATTACCTTTTGATTAAAAGGTCTTACCTACTTCCTAAAAGGTAAGACCTTGGTAAGACCCTGGAAGCCGCATAAATACTGGCTTTTTTAATAAGGTCTTACCTGTCTTACCAGTCTTACCTGTTATATAGTCTCGTGACGCGAGGAAAAAACGTCATTATTCTTTCTCTTATAAAAATATAGACTTATTATCCGGGTTTTTAGGTAAGACAGTAAGACCCTAAGTAAAATAAGGGCTTGCGGGCGTTTTTTAGGTAAGATTCGGGAAAGACATTTCTGGAAAATGGTAAGACCGCAGCAATGAGGAGATAAAAACAATGAGAATGAGCAATAAATCAGTCGGTACGAAATTCGAGAGAGAATTTGCCAACCGGCTGGCAGCAGAAGGCTTTTGGGTGCATCGCTTTCAGGACAATAAAAACGGTCAGCCGTGTGATGTGATCGCAGCCAGAAACGGAGAGGCGTATCTGTTTGACTGCAAAGACTGCCAGAAAGAAGTGTTTGACTTAAGGCGCATGGAAGAAAATCAGTACAATGCAATGCAGTTCTTCTATGTGACCGGAAACAGCCGCGGGATGTTTGCGGTGCGGTATCCGGATGAAATGATTTTTCTGGTGGACTTCCAGCTTCTTGACAGCCTGAAGCATGACGGAAAGAAAAGCATTTCCAGAGCTGACATGACTACATATGGACGGACACTGGAAAGTTGGCTGGAAGAACTTAAAGTAACAAGGACGGGTGATAGAGATGGTTGTGGAGATTGGATCTGAGATCCGGATTAAGAATGCCTCAAAAGAATTGAATGTTTGGGCTCAGGAAAATCTGATTATTCCGAATCCGCAGTACCGGGAGCGAGAGCGCCGGGGGCTTTGGGTCGGAAATACACCGAAGTACCTGTGGCTCTACCGGGTGGACGGTTCCGATCTGATTGTTCCGACAGGCGTAGGAAAGCAGGTGCGGAAGTTCCTTTCTGAAAGAGATCAGATAAGCGTCCAGCTGGCCGATAATGACATTTTAGAGTATAAAGGCAACATTCCCCTGTATGACTATCAAAAAACCGCTGTAGAGGCAATGCGGCGCACCAGCTGCGGAATCCTGCAGAGCCCTTGCGGATCTGGAAAGACGCAGATGGGTATTGCGCTAGCGGCGGTGCTGAAGCGTAAGGTTTTGTGGGTTACCCACACGCAGGATTTGCTGACACAGTCCTTTGCCAGGGCAGAGCAATATTTTCCGGCGGAGACTCTGGGAACAATCACAGACGGAAAGGTCCGGCTTGGCAGCCACATGACTTTTGCGACTGTGCAGACACTAAGCAAGCTGGATCTGACGCAGTACCGGGATGCCTGGGATGTAGTGATCGTAGATGAGTGCCACCGTCTGGCAGGATCTCCGACACAGGTGACCATGTTTTACAAGGTCATGAACAGCCTGGCAGCCAGATACAAATACGGTCTGTCTGCGACGGTGCACCGGTCTGATGGCATGATCAAGAGTACCTTCGCAGTACTTGGGCCTGTAGTTTACCAGGTGCCGGATGAGGCTGTAGCGGATAAGATCATGAAGGTCCGGATTTGCCGGCGGGATACTGGGTTAGCAATTAATCGAAGTTGCCTGGATACAGATGGCACACTGGTTTATAATGAGCTGCTTTCCTACCTGGGAGAAAGCCGGGAGCGGAATGAGCTGATTGTGAAAGATCTGATCAGTCAGGCCGGTCATTCCTGCTTGGTGCTGGCAAGTCGCTTAGAACAGTTGCGGAACATCAGAAACATGCTTCCGGAAGAGCTGCGGGAGGTATCGGCCATGATTGATGGCAGCATGACCAGCAAGCGCGGAAAGGCAGAGAGAGAAGCTGCCATCGAGGATATGCGGACCGGTCGGAAGCGTATCCTGTTTGCATCCTTCGGCCTGGCAAAAGAAGGCCTGGACATTCCGAGACTGGACAGGCTGTATCTGGTATCACCGCAAAAGGATTATGCAGTGGTTACCCAGTCCATTGGACGGATTGCCCGTAAGGCAGATGGAAAGACGGATGCAGTGTGCTACGACTATGTGGATGATATCCAGTTCTGCGAAAATCAGTTTAAGCGGCGGAAGACCAATTACAGGAAGGCGGGATGTATTTTATGACAAGAAGTGAAGAACAGGCCGCACTTGCAAAGGGTGTCTGGTGCGACTCTTACAACTTTTATCTGAAATATCATGGGCGCCCCGCTGATCAGCAGTTCTGGAGTGAGGCTACAGAAGATTTTCGGGAGATTATGAAAAAATACGAAGGTGCTGCAGCTTGTGGACGGATTATGCTGGCAGCGTTCAGTTTATTGGAGGAGGAAAGCAGATAATTGAAATGATAAATGGTGAATTGATAGTTGACAATTTTGCCGGTGGTGGCGGAGCTAGTACTGGGATAGAAGATGCTACTGGTTGTTGCGTAGATATTGCCATTAACCATGATCCGGAAGCTATTAAGATGCACAAGGCCAATCATCCTTATACGAAACATTACTGCGAAGATGTATGGCAGGTAGATCCTGTTGTAGCATGTAACGGGCATCCGGTGGGACTTGCGTGGTTCTCGCCAGATTGCAAACATTTTTCCAAGGCAAAAGGCGGCAAGCCGAAGGACAAGTTTATTCGTGGGCTTGCGTGGGTTGCTTGCAGATGGGCCGGTCTGGTGCGACCACGGGTGATCATGCTGGAGAACGTAGAGGAGTTTAAAACCTGGGGGCCGCTTAACCGCCGGAAGCATCCAATCAAAGTGAAGATGGGGGAAACATTTAAGAAGTTCGTAAAGCAGTTGGTAAAGCTGGGATACGATGTGCAGTATCGGGAACTGGTGGCTGCAGATTATGGCGCGCCGACTATGCGCAAGAGATTTTTTCTGATCGCGCGGTGTGATGGAAAGCCGATTATATGGCCGAAACCAACACATGGACCAGTGGACTGTGAAGAGGTAAAAGCCGGATTGCTTAAGCCGTATGTTGGAGCATATACCCAGTTGGATTTTTCACTTCCGTGCCCGTCCATCTTTGACACATCTGAAGAAATCAAGGAGAAATACGGAATCCGCGCAGTGCGCCCTTTGGCAAAGAAAACAATGGATCGCATAGCCAGAGGAATTAAAAAGTTTATTCTGGATAACCCGGAACCATTTTTGATCCAGTGCAATCATGGTGGCGAACGAAAGCCAGGAGACATCAGGCAGCCTATGCCGACAATAACCGGAAAACATGGTTTTGGAGTGGTTGCGCCTGTATTGATTCAGTATCATTCGGAAACCACAAAAGATGCGGTGCGCGGGCAAGAAATAGAAAATCCACTCATGACAGTGGATAGTTCCAATCGCTATGGTCTGGTGACTTCCTTTATCAGCAAGTTTTATAAAAGTGGAACGGGCCAGGACATGCGAGAACCATTACATACAATTACTGCAGGAGATGGTCATTTCGGAGAGGTCCGCGCCTTTTTAACGAAATATTATGGATCCGGCACTGGACAAAGCATTAAGGACCCGTTGGATACTGTAACAGCACAAGATAGATTCGGCTTGGTAACTATATATGGCACAGAATATCAGATAGTTGATATTGGGTTGCGTATGTTGGAACCTAAAGAACTGTATGGGTGCCAGGGGTTTCCGGCTGATTACATCATTGATCAGGACTGTGAAGGAAAGAAATATCCGCGAAGTGAGCAGGTGCGGCGCTGCGGCAACGCTGTTTGCCCGCCGATTCCTACGGCTCTGGTAAGAGCTAATCTCATGGAATTATGTATCGCGAAGCGGTTACCGAACTGTAGATCTGATAGATTGGTTGAGGATACCAGTGGGCAGTTGAGATTTGCGTAGACGGAGATAACTATGGCAAGAAATCGTTATGCAGGGTATTGCTACTGCTGCGGGCAGTATGTCCCAGTGGGGTATGGCCATTTCGAGCGGATACATAATAATACATCCGGCCCGAAATGGCGGATCAAATGCGTAAAGTGCGCATCTGGTCGAACGGTCCGGGACACGGATCGGGAAGTACAGAGAGTGAGGAGGATGAATGATGTCAGATGAGATTATTAAGGTTCTGGATGATTTAAGTCAGCGGTTCGGCATTGCGGTAGATTGGACAAGTGCCAATATGCTGCCGTACCTGCAGATGCTTACCCGGAAATATGTGAATTACAGACTGGCGATGAGTGTTATGGAACTGATAGTTGGAATTCTGCTCTTTGCAGCAGCCGCAAAACTGATAAAGGCAGCCAAGGTCCAGTATCGCAAAGTGGCGAAAGGTGAGGTGGACTATTCCAGTGAAGATTTTTGCGTGTTTACTGGAATAGCTTGTTGTGTTGGTGCTGCTTTTGCAATTTTTATTGGTTTCATTTTAGTGGTAAGCGCCTCAGGGGATATCATTACCTGCATAACATTCCCGGAGAAGTTAATACTGGATGAGTTGCTGCAGGTGTTGAGAAATCATTAGTAAAGCTTTTGATATTTGGAGGAAAGTAGAATGGGATATTGTGAAACAGAACGCCAAGATCTGAAAGATTATCATAATTTCCAGAAATGTTTTATCTCAAATGGAGAGTTATACCCATTATGCAAAGGAAAAGAAGAAAAATGTCATGATTGCTGTCTTTATGAGGATTTTGAAGAATACCATTCTCCATATCCAGAGGAATAAAAAAGCGAGTCTTTAGGGTGGAGTGAAAATCTCAACAGTAGGTGCCGATGTACAAAAACAATGAGGGCTATCCGGATCCGACCGCGGGCCGGGCTATCCGGAAGGCCGACAAGCCGCCGGAGGAAGTAATTAACTTCCGGCGGGCTATGAAACTGATGAGTGTGATCTGCCATGTGCGGATCCTGGGCAAGGTGACCGTGGTCGATGATAAGGGGAGGCGGTGGTAGTGGCTGTAACCAAAAGATACAAGATTTATCGTCGCGGGGAGCTGATCGGGGAGTATACGGCAGTGGAAGCGGCTGCCATACTTAAGTGTACACCCGGGACTGTCCGGGTATATGCCAGCGGCGGTAATAAACTCTATGGCGAGTATACGTTTGAGCCAGTTGTAACGGAGCCGATCAGCAAGGCGGACAAGCCATGGACGATGACCAAGGCGCAGGCTAAGGACTGGGAAGAGACGCGGCAGCGGCTTTTGAGTAGTGGTGCAGATCTGAGTTGATATGTGCTTAAGCCGGTGCCAGGATGGAGGTGAGATGGAATGGGTATTATGAGATGGATTACACTAACACTGTGGCTGGTAATCGGTCTCCGTAATATGAGTACTGGAGGCGGGGCTGTCAGCGCATGGCAATACGGATGTGCATGGTTTTTACTGATTTTACACTTAATTGGTGACCTGTTGAATTATTACGAGCATGGTGATGGGAGATAGCACTGGATGAAGAGATGGGAAAAAGAAATTGTTGAAGGTATGAAATGGTCCGCAAAATGGATTAGCATTGGTATAAATTTTGGTACTGGTTTTGCTATTGCTATGAGAATGATGTTCCATTTGTGGTGATCGGTAGGTAGCAGAAGATGTTAACAACTGGAGGTGATGCCGTTGGATAAACGGATTTTAAGCGATTACATAGATGCCTGTGCCCAGGTAAAGGAAACTAAGGAAGCGTTGCTGAAGCTCCGCAAGGCCAAGAAGCGGCGTGAGCAGGATGCTGTGAAAGGATCCTCGCATGAGTTCCCGTACACGGCTCAGACCTTCCATATCGAGGGGATTGCATATCCGTTGGTACAGGATCCGGGAGAGGAGGACCGTCTGGAAGAAATCCTGCGGGAGCGGCTTCGAAATGCTGAGAGGATAAAGCACGACGTGGAAGCGTGGCTGAATACCATACCGATGAGGATGCAGCGGATTATCAAGTATAAAATCTTCGAGGGATTAACCTGGAATCAGGTGGCTATCCGGATGGGGAGAAAGGCAACGGCCGATGGCGTAAGAATGGAGTATGTGAATTTTATGAAAGCGGCTTAAGTTATTTCGCTTTTTTCACATTTTTCGTTTTCAAAGTGTTATAGTGTAGCATGAAGCCAAAGGCGTATAGCTTGCGGCTTCGTCATTTTGATTACCGTTTTGCTTTCATGCGCCGGACAGTGGCAGTCTACTTCATGGTTAAGTTACTGCCTTAACAAAATTCCTCCCACACACGGATCAGGGAGATGAAACCATCATGTGATTGGTGCGAACGGCGCCGCATGGATTACGCATACCTTCTCCCAAAGGTATTCCCCCGCCGGGTGTTACAGCCTGGCGGGGGATTTGGTTCGCAGCTACCGATTGCAAACAGCTGCAGCGCAGTTCCCCGACTGCGCACAATATCGCGAGGTAGAGCAGTCTGGCAAGCTCGTCGGGTTCATGCCGGAGGTCGCAGGTTCAAATCCTGCCTTCGCTATTTACCAGAAGTCCCCGCTTCTGGGTAGGCTTTTAAGTTCATAGTAATTTCCTTTTTGGATGGGCACCTGTCGTGAGATGGGTGCTTTTGTTTTGTAGAAAAGTATGTTATAATGTTAGAACACCAAAGAGGGGAGGAAAATATATGGA